TGATACTGTTAATGTTGAGCTACCAAAAGAAGATGAAGTTGATTGACCCGCACCTGCAACTAATTTTCCTGTGGAATCAAAAGAAGTTACTTGATTTGGTGTTCCTGTTGTATTCCCAACATTAACTGTAGATGAACTGAATGTTGTTGCGGTTAATCCTTGTGCGGACGTATTACCGGTTATATTTAAATTTCCATTAACAGTTAAACCTGTTACAGTATTAATTGTTTGAGTTAAATCGGGTTGACCATTATTTTGTTTTATTGTGAAAACATTATCACTATATGTAAAACCTGTAACATATGTGTCAGGATCAATTGGTAAATTTTGATATGTTGTTGCCGATATGATATTTGTATTTATACCGTTTGTAAAAGAAGTAGATCCGGTAACTGTTCCTCCGCTTAATGGTAAAAAATAGTTATAAGAATCTATTATGACATAATCTTTAACATCATCTATCTTTGTGTTACTTGTGGTTCCTGTCGGATTTAAATAGTTAACAAAAACTAATAAATCAATTGGTGTATAGCCGGTATTTCCGATATAAGGAAACTGTGATATTTTAACATCAGACATTTTTTATTTTTTTATTATAAATAGTTTATTCTGCAATTATGTACTGACTTATTTCTGATAGAATTTTATTCCCATCTTCACTAACAATATAAAATACGAATGCCGTTACTGTTGGTGTTGGTGTACTAGTAACTGTTGGTGTTGGGGTATTAGTTCCTGTCGGAGTAGGTGTTGGGGTATTAGTTCCTGTCGGAGTAGGTGTTGGTGTACATCCACAAGGGTTTGTACAAGTTTGAGTTGGTTTAGGTGGTTTAACTGTTGGTGTTGGTGTTGGGTTATTACAACCACAAGGGTTTGTACAAGTCTCACTTGGTGTTGGTGTTATTGTTGGAGTAACGCTTATTGTTGGAGTAACTGTAGGTGTTGGTGTTGGTACTTTACATGGATCCAAAGTTGTTGTAGGAGTATTAGTTGGTGTTGGGGTTGGTGTTTGAGTTCTTGTTGGAGTATTAGTTGGTGTTGGGGTTGGTGTAGATCTAGGGACATTAATTATGTTCACACATTTACTACCATTTACTAAAATTGTATATGTTCCGTAAATTTCTCTTGGTGGGTTTAATTCGTTAGGAAAAAATACAAAAGGTAATATAACTTGACCTAAATTTATTGTTATTAAATCATTATCCGGTTTAAAAAGTACTGTTACACTTTCTCCACTAAAATTTATACTTTCTATTGTAATACTTAAACTCATATAATAACTGTAGTTGTTGTAGTAATATTATCATTAATTTGATATGTTAAATCATTTGTTGGACAAAATTTAGTATCACAAACAGGGCAGTCAGGATCAAACAAATCAAATTTATCTTTTAAAATAATAAAATTATGTTTTATTTCATCAGAAGATAAAGGATCAATATACATTCTAAATTGAGATATACCACCTTCAAAAGTACCCCCAAAATTTTGTTCTAATAAAATATTTGTGTTTAACCCAGATAAACTAGTTCCACTTAAAATATTATTTGGTAGACATTCAGGATCTTGTATGTAATTTGATGTTAATGCGGAACAAGAAGAAAATGTTAGGTTCTCATGTAATCCTTGTGTACCACCTCCCCAAGAAATATTAAATGGTACACCTATTTGTTTTTCTTTATCGGTAAATAAACCTCTAGGTATTACCTCTTCAAAGTCCTCAATGGTATATATCTTTTTCCCATTAACATAAATTTTTAATCTACCCAACCTGTATTTTTTTTCGTCTAACCATATATCATTTAAATTAACTAACTCAATTAATTCTCCATCTTTATCTAAATGAGTTAGTGGAGGTTTTATAAGATCAACAGAATTATTAGATAAAGAATCTAAATATTCAAATTTAGTTATATCCCCTAATCCACCATAAAATTTTAAATCACAGAAATCAAACCATGAATATCTTTCCCATACAACATTAACTAAAAACCAATGTTCTTCATCTAAGAAGGCGGGATTGACAACCTCACAATATGGGTATATTGGGGGTGAGCAATACTCATCAATAGTATACCCTGTTACATATGTTTGTCCTGTTGTGCAAGTTCCTGTTGTTTCACATCCACCAGTAAACCTTAAAACTTTAACCCCAATTTGTGGATTTTTTGGATTTCCACATAATTTAAAAGATATATTATTAGACATAACATCAAACAATGGGTCTGTCTCACAGGTGTATTCCACAGACGTAAAACCTGTATATTCACAACTTGTACATTCATCACATTTATAACATTTTGTACAACTTGGGGTACATATAGGTGTTTGCACATTACAATTAGGTGTTGGGCTTGGGGTTGGTGTTGGGGTTGGAGTTGGTATTACCACAGTCTTACAATTATGTATCTGACATTCCCACCCACAAGACTCACAAGGAGATTCGTTACAACCACAACCACAAGTTACTGAAACCTCAAGGTTACCATTACATAACCTACAACCATAATTTACATGTGGATCATGTTGATTATTTTTAGATCTAGGAGGGTAAACATATATACACCTACTATTAGTTACAGTCTTATCACAACAAGCACATGTTGACGGACAACCACTTAGAGATTCTGTAACTCTAGTATATCCTGTCAGACAATTTGGGTGTCCGTCAGCATGGTGGTAAAATTTATTTTCCGCTCTTGTACCAAAATAAAAAAAGGTGTTTTTATTTTTTGGGTACAATAAATTTAATGTGGTTTCATTTGGTAATGGAGAGTATTCATCAACAAGTCTTGGTTTTAATAACATCTCAACGGACCAACCTTTAGATGTTCTTTCTGGTAAAACTTCATAATCAAAACCAAATAACTTATAAAAACCTTGATAAAATCCACCATATAGTTCATGGTATTTACCTATAATAGGATCATTTTTACTTACAATTTCGTATAAAGTATTTTTAGATATTCCTGAAAATCTATTATTATTTTCTGTATATCCCGTTACTTGGAATAACTTAAATCTTCTATCAAAATGTAATCTATCAAATTTTAAAAAATCATTATATAAACCTTTTGTATAATTTAAAGTCTCTCCGGTCATTTTTTCTACCAACCCATTGTCTACCCCCGTTAATCCAACATCACATAGTGTTGTTGAGGAAAAACAGGTTAAATCTTCATTATTTGGGTTGTAATAATTTTGTGAAACAAAAACATTGTTTGGATTAAAATTTTTATATGTTAATGTTAATCCTGTTTGTGAGGTTAAAGGGTTGTTAATATCAATATTAATTGGTAATTTATTACCATAAGTTTCTGCGATTAAGTATGGTGAAAATACAACTTCTTCTTTATAGTTTCTTTCATCAGAAGCTAAAGACATATCCATAGATTCAGAAACAAGATTAATTTTGTATTTCTGATACACATATTGATTAATATTTTGTTCCGCCATTCTTTTTATTTAATAAATACACCAAATCAAAGTATTTATATAAAAAACTATTTATGTCACATTTAAATAATTTGTTAAAAGAAGACAAACCAAAAAACACTGGATCAATTATTAGTGCCTTAAAAAAATATAAAGATTCTGCGGTTAGTGAACTTAAAGAAACAAGACTACTTGTAAAAATTTTAATAACCACTACTAAACAATATTTGAAAAATAAAGATTTTGAATTAAGTGACGAAGAAAAAAAATTTATAAAAGACCAATCTTCAGATATATTAAAATTAATACCCATTATTGTTTTTCAATTAATACCTGGATCAACTATCGCAACTCCATTTATTTTAAAATTAAGTAAAAAATTAGGAATAACATTAAATAGTAAAGTTCCTGAAAAATATAAAGAAAATAAAGAAGTTAAAAGTGATGGTGAAATAGAAGAATTAGTCAATGCGGATGGATCCCCAATAGGATCTAATATACCAATGTTAAAACTAAGTCATCACCCAAGAAAAACTATGGACCAAACCGCGAGGATGTCTAGAGTTAGTCAGTTTCCTTTTATAAGAGTTTATTATGGAGAATCTAAAGAAGATAAACTAGTATTAGATGAAGAAGATATGTCTGGTGCTTTTGGTGATGAAGAGACAAAAAATGATAGAACATACGCTGAATGTATGAGAACCATGAAAAAACTTGGGGTTAAGGAATTTTTAGAAAGAGACGAAAGATGTAAAACTTTTGGATTTGATAAAAATTTAGACAAACAATTAACATTCCAAAAAAGAAAGGGTAAGTGTAAAAAATGTTTTACTAGAAAAAGATTATCGGAATTGGAGCAAGAAAAAATAGATGTTTTAATTGATGAGATTGTTTTAAATAAAAAATCAAATTCCGAAGATATTGTAAAAAAAGAAAAAGAAGATTTAGGGAATGAAAAACCAATTCTAAAAATAATTCAAAGAAATTTACAATCTATAAAAAAAATTGCAGATAAAGAAAACATAGGAATAAATAAATTAGTGCAAATTTTAAAAAAAGGTGAATAAGGATTTATATGATAAAATAATTTATATACCAAAAGAAATGTTGGACCATTTAACGGTATGTTTTGAACGTGTTCCTAATTCTGATTCTTCTGTCGAGGGCCACAAAAGAAACGAAGAATTAAGAAATTCAAAATACGCAACCTTTCAACAGTTAGAAAGAATAGATAATTGGTTTAGATATTATAACGGAAATAAGGAAGACGCTCCTTATATTTTAAATGGTGGAGACACTATGAGAAATTGGGTGACTAACACAATAAAAGGTTTAAGAGATAATGATGGTTTTACAAAAAAAATACATAACGATTATATGCCTGAAGAACCTATAGATAAAAATTTTTTAAAAGATTTGGGTCCATTGGCCAGTCAATTTGATCCAGAGGATAATACAGATAATATAAAAATAAAAGAAAACCTTAACAGGATAAATGATTTAATTAAAAAAATAATTTAATATGCCAACTTTAGAACCACTTGATTTTAGTCAACCTAACAATTTGTTGTCTAAATATGCAGATCAAGAAAGAAAAAAATTAATACCTAAAAATGACTATAAAACAACAAACGAATATTCAGCAACAAATAAAGATGCGTTAAGTGATGGAGACGAAAAAGGTAGAGGTACTGGAACTTTTTTAGATGTAACTAACGGAGGAACAAAAACAGATATTTTAGAAAGACAATCCGAAATAGTTATAAATAAATACAAACCAACTAACCCATATACTAAACCAACCTAGTGAAACTTTACAATTCTTTTAAAGATATTATTGTTGAGGTAGCATCAATATCCTCAATTGTAGACGCAATTAAAAAAAAACGTCGAGTAATTGTGTATTATGATGGTGATGAACCAGGAGGTAAAGGTTTGAGAATAATTGAACCTGTTTGTTTTGGATACAGTAAAAAAGGAAATCCAGTATTAAGAGCTTGGGATATGGAGGGAGCCTCACATAGGGGATATAAGGGTAAAAAACCATTACCTAGTTGGCGGTTATTTAGGGTTGATAAAATTATTGCTTTAAAACCAACAATGGAAAAATTTAACGAACCAAGACCAGATTATAATCCTAATGGTGATAAAAGCATGTCAAGAGTTATAATTAATGCGATTTTTGATTAAAAAATAAAATTTAATAAATATGAATACAGAACAGGAGTTATTACAAAAACTACAAATATCAAAAAAAATAATGGAGAGACATAATGATATGGGTAGAAGTTCAGTTAAAGAAAGTATAAATAGAAATGTGGGTGTTGAGGATTTTGAACCTATTAATGGTAAATATAACATCCCCCAAGATTATTTATCAGAACAAGCCGTAAAACAACAACAAGTACAGTATGAAAATACTGAAGATAAAATTTTAAATTCTAGATTACCTGATGAAATAAAAAGATTGATGATTGAGCATCCAATACAACAACCTACAAATAATTTAAATTCTTCTGTTTTATCTGATGAATTGGTTAATAAGGCAACTAGATTAATGAATGTTGATTCTAAAGGTGACTACATTGGTGAAAATAAACAACAAAGACAAATTATACAAAATAAAACAAATCAAATTAATGTTGGGGTTGAGGATATAAGAAATATTGTTAGAGAAACTGTTGAGTCTGTTTTAAAAGAAAATGGTCTACTAACAGAATCTGAAAGTAAAACTAATGATATTTTTAAATTTAGGGTTGGTCAACACATTTTTGAGGGTAAATTAACAAAAGTAAAAAAAATTACAAAATAATTTATTAACTATTAAATTTAAACCCTCAATAAATTATTGGGGGTTTTTGTTTTTTTAGGTTGATATTCTTATATTAATACAATATATTTTTACTATGGAAAAAATTAATGTATTAGTATTACCTTCAGATAAATCTGGTGTTGGTAAGTATAGGTCTGTAGATCCTCATGTTAAACTACAAAACATGTATCCAGATGAGTTTCATGTTGATATAGATTATCAACCAAACGTAAATGATATAAACTACTTTAAGAAATATCAAATTATCCATTTTCATAGAAGTATTGGTCAAGATTATGAAAAATCAGTAGAACTTATTAATAAGCTAAAAAGTGAAGGTATTATTGTTATTGGTGATATTGATGATTATTGGTTACCAACAAAAGAGCATCCTATACATCAATTAATCGTACAAAATAAAATGCACGAAAAAATTGTATCTAATTTAAAGGCGGCATCTTATGTAACAACTACAACTGAAATTTTTGCAAATGAAATTAGAAAATTTAATAAAAATGTTATAGTGTTACCAAACGCAATAGACCCGCAAGATCCTCAATATAATGAACCAACATTACCTTCAGAAAAAATTAGAGTTGGTTGGTTGGGAGGTTCGTCTCACTTACATGATTTAAAATTATTAGAGGGTATGGTTAGTAAGTTATCTAATCTACAAGAAAAATTACAATTTTATGTTTGTGGGTTTGACACTAGAGGTGTTGTTACGGAAATAAATAAACAAACAGGTGAAAAAAAACAAAGACCTATTAAACCTGAAGAAACTGTTTGGGTTAAATACGAACAAATTTTTACTAACAACTACCAGATAGTATCACCAAAATACAAAGAATTTTTAGATAAATTTAATGATGAAGAATATTTTGGTAGCACAGAAAAAGAAAATTACATTAGGGTTTGGACAAGACCGGTTACGTCTTACGCAAAGAACTACTCGAAGTTTGATATATCTTTATCCCCAATTAAAAACCATATTTTTAATAGAATGAAATCACAATTAAAAGTAATTGAGGCTGGTTTTTATAAAAAAGCGATAATTGCATCTAATGTAGGTCCGTATACTATTGATTTAAAACACGCACTTAAAAACGGTCAATTTACTGATGGAAACGCTCTTTTAGTTAATGAAAATAATAACCACAGTGATTGGAGTAAAAATATAAAAAAATTGGTCGAGAACCCTAATATGATTACAGACCTTGGGGAAAGATTATATGAATCAGTAAAAGATAAATATGATTTAAATAACGTCACAAAAGAAAGATCTTCATTTTACAAATCACTAATTAAATAAAAAAAATGATTAATATACCAATTACAAAAATTTTATTCTTGGATATTGAAACTGTTGGTGGATGTCCTGATTATGAATCTTGTCAAAAGTTTAGTCCTGAAATTGCAGACCAATATGTAAAATATTATGATTGGTTTAAAAAAAGATTTCCTGAAGATCATATTGAGGCACCAAAAACAAAAATAGAATCGGATAAAAGAATGAATGAGGTCTTTAAAAAAAGAGCGGCTCTTGTACCAGAATTTGCAAAAATTGTTTGTGTTTCAGTGGCCTTTGTTTTAGAAAATGGTGAAACTAAAAAACAATCTTTTTACGGTGATGACGAGAAAAAATTATTAAAGGAAGTTAGGACTCTTCTTGACCGTTGTGAAAAACTTGGGTTTTTTCTTTGTGGTCACAATCTAAAAAATTTTGATATTCCAATGTTAGCAAAAAGAATGATCATAAATGGAATTCGTCCCTCAAAAATTCTTCCATCTTATGATACAAAACCTTGGGAAATAAAGGCAATTGACACAAAAGAAATTTGGCAATATGGAGCGTATACGTCAATAGGATCTTTAGATTTATTATGTTCTTGTTTAAATATCCCAACCCCAAAAGATGGTGAAGTTACAGGATCTTCTGTTCACAAATCATACTGGGAAGACCAAAAAATAAAAGAAATTGCGGAATATTGTGAGAAGGATGTTGAAGTTTTAATTGACGCAATAATGAAATTAAAAAGTTTAGAATAATGAATAAAAATGATTTAAATAAAATTTTATCTCAAACAAAAGATCTTGAGAAATTATTTGAGGGTACTGAATTAAACGATGATGTTGAGTTAGATGCTCTTATGAATGAGTATGGTATAGATTTAAATGAATTAGAAAAAGTTTTTACTGATGATATACCAAAAGTTAAAATGAATATTAAACTTATCCATAAAGATGCTATATTACCTAAATTTGTTTATGAAACGGACTCCGGTGTTGATTTATATTCCGTTGATGAACACATAATACCACCTATGGGAAGGTCATTAATTTCAACAGGAATTGTAATTGATGTTCCTGAAAACCATGAAATTCAGATTAGATCAAAAAGTGGATTGGCATTAAACCAAGGTTTATTTGTTTTAAATTCACCTGGAACTGTAGATCAAGGGTATACGGGCGAAATAAAAGTAATACTATTTAACACAAACAATGAAGAGTTTAAAATTACAAAAGGAATGAAAGTCGCTCAAGCGGTTTTGTGTCCTGTTGTTTGTGGTAAATGGGTAGATATTGTAAAAGTTTCTGAAGTAGAAAATAAAGATAGGTCTAACAATGGGTTTGGAAGTACAGGATTAATTTAAATTTAAATGGTCACAGTTTATACAGTAACTTATAACGAAGAGTTAATTATTGAGTTTTTTATAAATCACTATAGAGAAAATTTTCCAAACTGTAAAATTGTAATATTTGATAACTATTCAACAGACAAAACTGTAGAAATCGCAAAATCATTTGGTTGTTGTGTAATATTTTTTGATACTAATAATAAGTTTTCAGATAAAAAACATATTGAAATAAAAAATAGTTGCTGGAAAGATTCTGAAACTGAATGGGTTGTTGTGTGTGATTGTGATGAACTAATCCAAATTAATGAAGAACAATTAAAAAAAGAACAAAAAAACGGACATACAATCTTCAAATTTAACGGATATAATTTAATGAATCATAATGATGGTAACTTAGAAGATATTTCCTATGGGTGGCCTGATGAAGGGTACGACAAAATTTTATTATTTAATAAAACAAAAATTAAAGAAATAAACTACAATTATGGTTGTCACGAATCAAATCCGGTTGGGATTTTAAACTATTGTAAAAATTATAACATGTTTCACTATAATTTTTTGGGTAAAAATTATACAATTAATAGATATAAAAATTTTTCAGAAAGACTATCTGAAGAAAATATAGAACTAAGGTTAGGTTATCACTATTTTAGTGATGAACAAGAAATTAATAAATTATACGATAATAATAAAGGATTTTTAATTAAGTTAAAATGATAACAATAATATATTCAACACATAAAGATTTAGAATATAATTCTAAATTTAAACAACATCTATTACAAACATCTGGAGTTGATGGGATTCAAATATTAGAATATGTCAATTATAACAAATTTTCATTATCTCAGGTATATAATATCGGAATTACTGAATCAATACATGATATAATTGTTTGTTGTCATAATGATATTAAATTAGAAAAAAATTGGGGTAAAAAATTATTAAAAGATTATGAAGATAATTTAGATTACGGAATAATAGGTAAAGCAGGATCTTGTTATTTCCCAAAATCTGGAATCTATTGGGAAAAACTATCTCAAACAATGGTGGGTCAAGTATATCATTTTCCCCCTAAACAGAAAAAATTTTTAAGTAGATATTCTCCAAAATTACCATTTCTAATACCTGTAGTTACTATTGATGGTCTTTTTATTTCTTTTAACAAAAATAAAATAAAACATAAATTTGATGAAACTTTTGGTAAATTTCATTTTTATGATCATGGATTTTGTATACCAAACTATATAGATGGAGTTAAGATTGGAGTTACTTCTTCTTTTGAAATTACTCATGAGTCTATTGGACAACCAAATAAAGAATTTTGGGAATCAAAAGATTTATTTTTAAAAAAATGGGGAGATAAATTACCAATTGATCTTAAACCAAAATTTATATTTGCACCAAAAATAAAAAGACAAGAATTTAAAAAATTTGGTAAAGTTGCAATTATCATACCAACAAAAAATAAATCCGAAATGTTAATTGAATGTTTAGAGTCCTATTTATTAAATTGTGATAATAATGTTTTTGATATTTTTATTGCCGATACAGGTTCATCAGAAGAGGAAAAAAATAAAATAAAATACTTTATAAAAAATTATAATAATATAAATTTAATTGAGTTTGATTACTATAATTTTGGTAAAATAAACAATGAGGTCGTAAGAAATGAAATTGGGGACTCATACGAATTTTTATTATTTTCAAATAACGATATTAAAATAATGAACGATGTTATAAGCGGCATGTTACAAATCTTTAAAGAAAATCCAAGAACAGGGACTGTTGGATGTAGGTTACACTTTGAAGACAATACTATACAACACGACGGCATTTTAATTGCAAAACATAAAAATGATAACAAACTACATTTAGGTCATATAAATATGAAAAATTACTATAACTATTTTAACGAAACAAAAGAAGTTATTGGGAATACCGCAGGTCTAATGATGGTAAGAAAAAATGTCTTTGAAAAAGTTGGGTATTTTAATGAAAACTATGTTTCATGTTTTGAAGATGTTGAATTAAATATAAAATTAATATCTATGGGATTAAAAAATTTTATTAGTAGTAAATCTGTTGCTTACCATTATGAATCACAAACAAGAAAAGAAGATTTAGATTATGAAAAAAAATTAGTTAACGATTATAACACTACTTTATTACCGGTACTTAAAGAAAATATAGAAAAAATAAAAGATAAAATAATTATAGTTTAAATATGGCAAATGGAATATATAAAATAACAGAAGAGTTTGAGCAGGCACTTTCTAATTACACTTGTGCCCCTTATGTTATAACAGTTGATAATCAATCTAATGCATTATTTTTGTCGTTATATTATGAAAAAAATATAAAAAAATCTATAGATGTAGACACAATTACAATACCATCAAGAACGTACCCATCTGTTCCTTGTGAAATAATTCATGCAGGATTAAATGTTAATTTTAAATCGGTTGAGGGTAAAACTTTAAAAGGGTCTTACAATTTAGAGGGTAGTAATATTTGGGATTCGGCATTAAGCTTTACTTATAATATGTATAAACCAAATACACACATGTGTGTTTCATTTACTGGCCCCTATAAGCATTTTAAATTATCAAAAGGAGGAGCAATTTTAACTGACGATCATGATGCATATCTTTGGTTTAAAAGAGCCAGATATAGTGGAAGGAGAGAATGTTCATACCATGATGATAATTTTGATATGTTAGGTTGGAACTTTTATATGATGCCTGAGTTAGCAGCAAGAGGTTTGTTATTAATGAATCAATTTTATAAAGGAGAAACCCCAAAACATAATGAAGATATAGAAATGCCATATCCAGACCTATCTAAATTTGAAATTTATACAAAAAAAAATATATGAAGACGTGTATATCAACTAGATTTGATAGATATAATATATTTTTTGATTTGTGGTTAAAAAACTATTTGAATTATAATTTAGATATTATAATTTTTTTAGACGGAGAAGTTACTGAGATAGTAAATAAAGTTAATGAATTAAAAAATTTAGGTATTAAAATTTCAGTGATAGAGTTAAAAAATAAAGAAAATATCTATAAAATAGATAATATAAAATTTTTTAACGGTATATTTAACATTTTATATAATGATTATAAATATGAAAAAATTATTTATATTGATCCTGACGAGTTAATATTAGTTGATGATATTAACATTATTTTAAATAACCAAGATGATTTTTTGATTTCAAAAGGATTTGAAATAATTCAATATAAAAATGAAGAGTTTTATGATTTAAATAAAAATTTTTTAGGTCAAAGAAATTTTGGTAAATGGACTCATGAATATGATAAAGTTTGCGTTTTTAAAAAAAATATTTTTCCCAAAAGTCAAGGTAGACATGGTTATAACATATCACATGGACCATCTATAATAGAAAAAAAATACATTTATTTAATTAATTTAAGAGAAATTTGTTTTTTAACTTTATTAGAAAACAGCGAAATAAATTTAAAAAAATATGCAACAAATCATAAACATCATTCTTTAAGTTCATTTAAAGAAATAAATGATAGGATGGAAAAGTGGTATTACCCAAATTCAATAGAAATCCCAACAGATATAAAAAAAATTATTATAAAACATAGTATATGAAAAAAATAGCAATAATGCAACCTTATTTTATGCCATACATTGGGTATTTTCAGTTGATAAATTCTGTTGATGAGTTTATAATATATGACAATATCCAATATACAAAAAAGGGTTGGATTAATAGAAATAGAATTTTATCAAATGGTTCAGATAAGATAATAACTTTACCATTAAAAAATGGGTCAACTTACTCAAATGTAGTTGAGAGGTTTGTATCAGATACTTGGGATGTAGATAAACAAAAACTTATTACCCTAATAAATAATAGTTACAAAAAAGCTGATCATTTTTCAGAAGTTTTTGATTTAATTTATAATTGTATAAATTTTAAAGAAAATAATCTTTTTAATTTCATATATAATAGTATATCTAACATAAATGATTATTTAGATATTAAAACCCCAATAATATTGTCATCTTCATTAGATATAGACCATAATTTAAAATCCCAAGAAAAGGTCTTAGCGATTTGTAAAAATAGAAAAACAGAAGTTTATATAAATTCAATAGGAGGAATAAATTTATATGATAAAGAAACGTTTAAAAAAAATAAAATAGACTTATTATTTATTAAGACAAATCCGATAGATTACAAACAATTTGATAATAAATTTATACCTTGGTTGTCTATAATTGACGTACTTATGTTCAATTCAAAAGAAAAAATAAAAAATTTATTAGACGAATATACATTAACTTAAAAATAAAAAAAAATGGAACATTTTTATCAAAAAATTCATGGGTGGTTTACATACCCTAATTTATACTTACATGCGATTGAATCTTCACCTGATAATGGTCATTTTGTTGAGGTTGGGTCATGGAAAGGAAGAAGCGCGGCTTTTATGGGAGTCGAGATTATAAAATCAGGAAAAAAAATTAAATTAGATTGTATAGATCCTTTTTTAAGTGTTGGTGATGAAATGCCTCAGTATAAAATAACACACGAAGAACTAAAGAATGATTTTATTAATAACATGAAACCTTTAGAAAATTATTACAAATTATATACAACAGGTTCTCCAGAGATAACTAAAATTTACGAAGACAAATCTTTAGACTTTGTCTTTATTGATGGAAGTCATAAATATGATGATGTTGTAAACGACATTAAGGCTTGGTTACCTAAAATTAAACATGGAGGTATTTTAGCGGGTCATGACTATATTGATTTTGATGATGTGAAAAGAGCCGTTCATGATGTTTTAGGTGAGAAAGATTATTCTGATCCTTGGGGTAATAGGTGTTGGATATTAAATTGTTAGTAAATATGAAATGGAAAAAATTAGGACATATTTTTGATCCCACAACTTGGGATGATGGTATTGATAGGCCTTGGATGAAAAGTCATTCACAATGTACTCATTCATTAATATTAGACAATATTGTTAGAATTTATTTTTCTTGTAGACCTGAAAATGATGTAAATGGGTTTGCTAAATCTTATACAACATTTTTAGATTTGGATAAAAACGATTTGACAAAAATCGTAAGAGTTTCGGATAAACCAATACTACCTTTGGGTGATTTAGGTACTTTTGATGAATTTGCGGTTTATCCTTCTTGTAATATAAAACATAAAAACAAAATTTTATTTTACTATGCTGGCTGGTCAAGGTGTCAATCTGTACCTTTTAATACCTCTATAGGATTAGCAATAAGTGAAGATAATGGAGAAACGTTTAAACGAATAGGAAAAGGACCAATACTTTCTGCGAGTGTTAATGAACCTTTTGTTTTAAGCGGACCAAAAGTTAGGATATTCAACGACAAGTGGTACATGTTTTATTTATCAGGAACAAAATGGATTGATTATAATGGTAAACCAGAAATAATATATAAAAATAAATTGGCCTTTTCAGATGACGGTATTAATTGGGTTAAATATAATAAAAATATTATTCCTGATGTTTTAGATGAGAATGAATGTCAAGCAGGACCCGATGTATTTTTCAAAGACGGTTTATATCACATGTACTTTGTTTATAGGGAAGGTTTAGATTTTAGAACAAAAGAAGGTAGAGGTTATAAAATAGGTTACGCAACATCATTAGATTTATTAAACTGGGATCGTAAAGATAATGAGTCAGGAATTACATATTCAGAAAATGGTTGGGATAGTAAAATGCATCATTACCCTCATGTCTTTAATATTGGGAAAGAGTATTATATGACATATAATGGAAATGATTTTGGTAGGTATGGATTTGGGATTGCTAAATTAGAAAAATGAATATAGAATATAAAATAAATAACTCAACTATAGAGGACATAGTTTATCACCTAACTAATTGTTCTAAACTTTTTGTTCCTGAACTTAACACTTATGTTAATATTTTAGAATATTCTAATAAAATTTTTAATAAAAGTGTGAGGTTTGAAGCATATAATGACGGAAATCTAATTGGGTTATTGGCATTATATATTAATGAAGAATCTAAATCAACTTTTATAACAAATCTTAGTGTTGATATTAATCACCAAAAAAAAGGAGTATCAAAAAAATTATTAAATAACTGTAAAGATTTTAATTTTTATAAAAACTATGATTTTATTTTATTGGAAGTATTTAAAAAAAATATTAATGCTATTAACTTTTATAAAAAAAATAATTTTAAAATATTAAAAAATATAGAGGATAAATTAATTATGAAATTAGCAACAAGGAATTATGATCAAGAATTTTTAGACACTAAAGATCACAAATATGCATATAATTTTGATTTTGACGTAATGCACCACTACATGGTTAAATCTTTTGAGCCTTTTATTAAAAAAGATAATGTGTTAGAATTAGGTAGTTTTAAAGGAGATTTTACAGAAAAAATAATACCTTTATTTAAAACCATAACTTGTATTGAAGGTTCCGAATCTGCCGTTAAAATAGCAAAGGAAAAATTTAATGAAAGTGTGGAAATAATACATTCCACATTTGAAGATCTTTGTCTAGAAAGAAGTTTTGACAATGTAATTCTTACTCATGTATTAGAACATATTGATGACCCAATAGGACTATTAAAAAAAATTAATAACAATTGGTTAACAGATGATGGATTTTTATTTGTGGTTTGTCCAAATGCAAATGCACCATCAAGACAGATTGCCGTAAAAATGGGTCTAATAACACACAATAGCGCAATAACAGATTCTGAAGAAAAACACGGACATAGAATAACATATACTTTAGACACATTAGAAAGAGATATTGTTAATTCTGGGTTAGAGGTCGTATATAGAAGCGGTATTTTTTTTAAATCTTTATCGAACTTTCAATGGGATAAGATTTTAAATACAGATATAATCACAAAAGAATATCTTGACGGTTGTTATAAATTAGGTCAACAATATCCTGACTTATGTTCTAGTATATTTTTTGTTTGTAAAAAAGGTAAATAAATTATGAAGATTGGAATTATAATTTGTACATACAAAAGAAAAGATGGTAAAACGTTTGAGTATTTAACAAATACGTTAAATTCAGTTTTAGATCAAAAATATAAAAATTATAAAATATATTTAATAGGGGATAGATATGAGGATAGGGATGAGTTTGAGTTATATAGAAATTTATTATCATCAATTGATTCTCATTGTGAAAATTTAGGATTTGCAAATGAAAGAGATGTTTATGGGGAAAACAAAATTGCTTTGTGGTCTTACGCAGGGACTTTTGCAACAAATTACGCAATGGACCTATGTCAAAAAGATAATATTGATTATGTTTGTTTTTTAAATCATGATGATTTTTGGTATTCAGAGCATCTAGAAGAAATAAATAATTTAATAACAACAGATAAAACTGATTTTATATGTACCAAATCTACAAACAGAGGAGGTACGTTACCAAACATAAATTCAGAAAACAAATACGTAGAATTTAATCCGGTCCCTTGCGGTTTAATACATTCTTCAGTTTGCATGAATATAAAAACAATACCTTTAAGATATATTGACATTTTTAAAGAAACAGGTCAAATAGGTTTACCTGGTGATGCGGAATTTTGGTCTCGTGTTTCTGAACATATAACAAAAAATAATTTAAAAAGTAAATTAATAAATGTGTTGACTTGTAGACACGACGAAGAAGGTTATGAATTAAGATAATATTATGAAAAAAATTATAAATTTTACACCAACAGGAACACAAACAAATAGAGAAAATTCATTAGCGCCCCTAACACCAAATGAAATTATCGAAGAAGTTCATGAGGCATATGAGTTTGGTATTACCATGACCCATATTCATGCAAGAGACCCTAAAGATTTTTCAAACACATATAAGAAAGAAATATATAAACCTATAATAGATGGCATAAGAAAACATTGCCCCAATTTAGTGATTTGCGTTTCTTTAACGGGAAGATTGTTTCCTGAGTTTGATAAAAGATCTGAAGTGTTAGAATTGTATCCTGATATGGGATCATTAACAATGTCATCATTAAATTTCCCAAAATCATCATCTATTAATGAACCAAAAATTATTTTAGATCTAATAGAAAAAATGAAATTGTATGGTGTAATTCCTGAAATAGAATGTTTTGATTCAGGTATGATTAACTATACTAAGTATTTAATGGATAAAAAAATTTTAGATGGCCCTAATTATATGAATATTATTTTAGGTAATATTTATAACGCACAAACAGACATATCAACAATATCCTCAATAATTAGTAATTTACCAAAAGATACAAAAGTTTGTTTAGGTGGGATTGGTAAAGATCAATTAAAATCAAATATTATGGGTTTAATGTATGCTAACGGAGTAAGAATTGGTCTTGAAGATAATTTATATTATTATGAAAAAAATTTAACAAAAAATATAGATCTATTAAAAAGAATTCACAGAATTATAGTAGAACTAAATTATGAAGTTTTATCGCCTTTAGAATTTAAAGAATTAGGTTTTGGTAATAAAATTTTAAATAAGAAATAGTATTTGGAGGAGATAACAATATTAGGGTTTACAGAGTCACATTTTTATATGATTTTGGATATTATAGATGGGTTAAGAATTAACCCAAATATTTTTATTTATGATAACCAAAATAGACATGTTGAAAACAAAAAATTTGTTCGTAAAAATATTTTAAAGATAGAATCTTTAAAAAATAAAAAAAATTATGTTTTATGTTTTGCAAAACCTTTTGGAAAGAAAAAATTTATTGAGGAATTAAATTTAAATAGCAGCTTATTTATAAATTTAATTCATAACTCATCTGTTATCTCAAATTACTGTGACTTAGGTGTAGGGGTAAGAATAGAGCCATTATGTGTTATTTCTAATAACACAATAATAGAAGACTACGTTCATATTAATCGGGGGTCTTATATTGGTCACCATTGTAAAATAGGTAAATACTCAACTATAAATCCTGGAGTTAATTTAAGTGGTGGTGTAATTATTGGTGAAAACACGGAAATAGGAATTGGTACGAATATTATTAATAATATTAAGATTGGTAAAAATGTTTTGATTGGAGCTGGTTCGGTTGTAACTAAAGATATTCCTGATAATGTTATTGCGTTTGGTAATCCATGTAAAATAATAAAAGAAAATTTATAAATGTTACACATTATAACACCTCTATATAGACCAAATAACTTAAAATTAATATGGGAATCTATTCCAAAACATACAGATATTACGTGGCATATCTCAAAGTCAAATAAAACAGAAAAATTAAATTTTAATTTTTTAAATGAAGATAATAGAATAAAAATATACGAAGTTGATTGTGATGATAATGAAGCATTCAAAAAAAGAAGATCAGTATTAGAAAATATTAAAGATGGTTATTTTTGTTTTTTAGATGACGATACAATTTTTAACATAAATATGTATAAAAAATATGTTTTATGTGAAAAACAAAATTTTCACGGTATTGTTATAGGTCGACAAATAAGAAAAAATGGTACTTTAAGATTAAAACCATCTTACCCAAAATCTGGATTTATTGATGTTGGTAATGTTTTGGCACATAGTGGGTGTTTAGAAAAATGTGAGTGGCCCGAAACATATACAAAAGGAGTAAATCATAGAGATTTTCTTTTTTGGAATTCTGTTTATATTTACTATGAAAAAAAATGTGTCCTATGGGATTACGTAATAAGTTACTACAATAAACTAAGAACATAAAAAAAATGACAAGAAAAAAACCTATACATCAGAAAGAAGAATCATCAGTACCAATAGCATCAAAAAAAGACTTTATAAATACAGTAATAAAGAAAAAACAAAAAAATAAATTTTTATCTGAACACCAAGAAGATTATTACAACATTTTAAAAACAAATCAAATCACAATTGCATCAGGACCAGCCGGAGTCGGTAAATCTTATATTGCAATGAAAGCTGCGGTTGATTTACTTATAGACCCGGATAATTCATATGAAAAGATCATTATTGTAAGACCGGCGGTTGAGGCCGAAGAAAAACTTGGTTCACTTCCCGGTAACCTTGAGGAAAAGTTAGATCCATATATTTTTCCATCTTATTACCTTTTAAATAAAATTATTGGGAAGGAATCCAGAGAAAAATTAAAAGAAGCTGAAATTATTGAGGTGTTTGCTTTGGCCTATATGAGGGGAATGAACATTGACAACTCAATATTAATTTTTGAAGAAGCTCAAAACTCAACACCAAATCAAATGAAATTATTATTAACAAGAATCGGTTTTAATAGTAAATTTTTTATTTCTGGTGATTTAGAACAGACTGACCGGTACAAAGATAAAAAACAATCCGGTCTTTATGACGCTCTACAAAGATTTAAAGGTATTCCAGACATTGGTGTTTATGATTTTAGAAACGCTAAAAATGTTCGTAATCCATTAATCAGTAAAATTTTAGCAGAATATGAAGAGAATAGGGATTGAGGTTAACGGTGTTCTTAGAGATACTTTAGGTAAATTTAAGCAAATTTATGAAAAACATTTAATTGATTCTGATCAAAATAACGAATTAGAATCATATGAGTTGGATTTTAAATTAGATGAGGATGAGTATTTAGATATTTCTAAAAAAGAATCTACAGAACCATTTAAATACGAAATTATTAGTGATGTAAATTCTTTAGACTTATTGAATCATTTTAAATTTAAATCTAAAGATGAATTATATTCATTTATGTATGAAGAATATACTATGGAAATTTTTGGCCATTCTCCTTCATCAGAAATTAACACTTTTAATATACTAAATGAAATATATTATAATTTAAGAGATGAATACGATATATTAATTGTGTCCGATGAGATAGGTAAATCAAAACCATCTTCACTATTTTTTCTCTCTAAATTTGGGTGTTTAATCGAAAAAGTATTTTTTTATAGTGAACTAACAAAAAATAAAATGTTTGATGAAGTAGATATTTTACTTACCTCAAATCCTAACTTATTATTAAATAGTTATCAGGATAAAATTTTAATAAAATATGAAACTGATTATAATAAACAAATACCTGTCAAATACACAATAAAATCTTTATCTGAATTTGAAGGTATAATTAAAAAAATAAATTACGATGTTCAAAATTTTTAATGAAAACTATTACATTGATCTTGATGTATTAGATGACTATGTTAATATAACAAGTTTAAGTGGGGAACCTCAAATACATTTGGTTAAGTATGAAACAATAAAATCTATGTTAGAGACTGTTTTAACCGAAAGTAACGAAATTGATGATAATTTGGGTTTAAAAAATAGTGAATTGTCAATACCTTTTAAAGTTGCATTTAATACTCTACTAATAAAAAAAATAATAAACAAATTATAAAACTATGAATACTGAACAGATATCAAAATTAGAAAAGTCTATTCAAAACATGAAAGACAAAAAATCAAGAATATATTTTCTTGTACAAGACACTAAAGGAAACGCTAAGGCATCAATTAGATACATTTATCATATAGCGTTAGAACTTAAAAAAGAAGGTTTTAATCCTATTATATTGCATGAAAAACCAGATTATTACGGTGTTGCAAATTGGCTTGGGGATGAATATATGAACGAATTACCACACAAAGCAATAGAAGGTACAAATTTAGATGTTTCTCCTGAAGATTTTATTATTATACCAGAAATATATGGGTTTGTGATGGACCAAATAACAAATTTACCTTGTGGTAAAATTGTTCTGTGCCAAGCATATGATCATATTTTTGAAACTTTACAACCAGGTCAAACATGGCCCCTTTTAGGTTTCTTTAAATGTTTAACAACATCTGAAAATCAAAAAGAATATATTAAAAATGTTGTTAGAAATATTTCTATAGATGTTATTGAACCTAAGATTTCTAATGTTTTTGAAAAACAACAGGCCCCACCTAAAACCATTGTTTCAATCCATACAAGAGAACATAGAGATACTACAAATTTAATAAAAACATTTTACGCAAAATTTCCTCAATATAGATGGATTACCTTTAGAGATTTAAGGGGATTATCTGAAACTGAATTTTCAGATGCAATGAAAGAAAGTTTTGTTTCAGTTTGGATTGATGAGGTTAGTGGATGGGGTACTTTTCCTTTAGAGTCAATAAAAATGGGAATCCCTGTAATAGGTTTAGTACCTAATTTAGTCCCTAATTGGATGAATGAAGATAATGGGGTTTGGATTAATAATAAAAATATGTTTCCAGATGTTATTGCCGACTTTATTCAAAATTGGCTAGAGGATAATATTAATCCTGAATTATATGATAACATGGAAAAAACATCTGAAAATTTATCTACTGACGAAAAATTTAACACAGATGTAATTGAGTTTTTTAATCAAATAATATCAACAAGATTAGAGAATTTTGAATCACAATTAAATAAATTAGAAACAATATAAAATATGGAAAATAAAAATACAATATCTGTGGTTTTACCTATAAAATCTGGTAAAGTTAGAAATTTTGAGGATTACTTTAACAAATGTATCACCTCTGTCAAAAATCAAAAAGAATACATAAATGAATTAATAATAGTTTATTGTGACGAAACTTCTTTGGTTGATCATATTAATTCTTATGATTTTGATGGTTTAAATGTTGTTAAATTACTTTGGGAAAAAGATCCTAATTTTGCAGATCAAATTAATTTTGGTGTTTCATCTTCAAATTCTGAATGGGTCTCATTTTTAGAATTTGACGATGAGTACTCAAACATATGGTTTAAAAATGCAAAAAAATATATGGATATTTATAAAAATGTTGGTGTATTTTTACCAATAGTTGTCGATGTTAACGAACAAGGGGTTTTTGTTGGGTTTACAAATGAAGCAACTTTTGCAGCAAATATATCACAAGAGCTAGGACTTTTAACTAATGAAACATTACTTAATTATCAAAATTTTCAATTTTCAGGAATTTTAGTTAAAAAAGAAGAGTTTATTAATAATGGTAGTTTAAAAAACAACATAAAACTAACTTTTGGATATGAGTTCTTTTTAAGATTAACTCAGAATTCTGTTAAAATTATGAGTATCCCTAAAATTGGTTATAAACATGTCAACCTTAGAGAGGGTTCTATATTTTGGAATTATAAAAATGGGGATGAAAGACTAAGTGAGGATGAAGTTAAGTTTTGGATAGATTCTGCTAAAAAAGAATTTTTCTATATTAAACAAAGAGAAATAAAATATGAACCCCAAGAGGTTTAATGAATTTAGAAACTAATTTAAACGAAGAAACGAATGAAAAGAAAAAGAAGGGAAGAAAACCTAAGTTAAATAATTATTTTGATGAGCCAGAAGAAAATGCGGTTAGGATGTATCTAACCGCAACCACAATGGATGAAAAGAATAAAATTTATAATGATTATTTAAGATTTCCCTTAGACAAAATGATATCGTCAATAATAAGACGATATAAATTATATAGAAAAGATATGAACTTTGAGGAAATTCATATTGATACTCATTCATTTTTGATGACTAAAATTGATAAGTTTAAGCCATCAAAAGAAAAAAAAGCATATTCTTATTTTGGGACTATATGTAAAAACTATCTTATGGGTCAGATTTTAAAAGATCAAAAAGATATGAATCGTAAAGTTTCTTATGAGGACATTTCGGCGGATTTACATAACGCCCCTGATATGATTTATCACATTGATAATGATGATGTATCTACAGAAGAAATAATAAATAAATTTATTATTAAATTAGGTGATTCTATGGATGAAAAAAATATTAATGAACAAGAAGTTAAGTTAGGTCAGGCTCTTATGGAAATTTTTAAAAATTATAATAATATATTTGTTGACGATACAAACAATAACAAATTTAACAAAAACGTTGTTTTGTTTGAAATAAGGGAAATGACTAATTTATCAACTAAAGAAATACGTAATTCCCTTAAAAGATATAAAAAAATATATCAAGAAATTATAAATGATCTTTTAAAATAAAAACAAAAATATTTATTTATATGCCAAGACCACCAAAAAAAGAAATTAATTTAAGTAAAGATTCTCTCTTATCTTTAATGCAAGAAATATATAATGAAATAGTTGAACAAAGAAATACCGCAATAAGAATACAAAATAAAATGTTAACTATGATGAAAGAACCTGAAGATATGACTCTTATAGGTCCTGTTATTGAAAAACAACAAAAAATAATTAACGATTGTGTGGAAAAAAAATTATCTCTATCAAAATTACAAGCCCAAATATGGCAAAAGTCACAAGAAAAACAAGACAATTTTACATTGTCTGATATAGATATGGACGAAGATATTTTACAATCTTTAATAGATAAAGATACTGATGATAAAAATTATAAACTTAAAAAATAATGCCGTCACAAGATTTAGATTTTAGTTATAGTGAAGTTAAAAGTAAAATTAACGCAGCTAAAACCTACAATCAAGTTAAAGAAGATATCTCCAAACTATCAAAAAAAAAAGGAGACAACGAAGAAGTTAATTCAAAAAATAATAGAAGATCAAAATCTGAAGCCAAAAAAGAAAAAAAAAGATCTCAAAAAAAACAAAAAACACAATTAGACCAATTAGTTGATATTGCTAGTTTGACCAATAGAAAAGGATCTAATACTATTGAATATTTAAAAAAAGTTTTTGTTAGAGCTTTGGCCAATTGTAAACCTAAATTAATTGAGATTTTATTAAAAGAATCTATTAATACTATTGGTTGTAGTCAAGATCAAGAATATACCCCAGGTCAACCATTATATATTCCCGTTAGATCTATAGATTTATTATCTTTACTAAAAAAAAATCCATCTGAAGATAAAAATAAAATACTATATGAAAAAAATTCGATAAGTGTAGGTGCAGTTCCTTTCGCAATGAATAAGGAATTATATAATAGAATACAGTCTTTAGGTACATCATTTTTTGCTCAATATGGCCAATATTATAAAGGTGGATCAGGTCAAGATCTTTTTGATATTGAATATGTTTTACAGGATGGGTCTGGTAATCCTGGTCAGTTTTTTAAAGTAACTTTACAGGCAAGATCATCAGGTATAAACAAAATATCAGAATCTTTAAAAGATTATTACTCCTCCATAGATGTTTTAGATTTTAATAATGTAATATCAATGCTTTTTGAAATACTTACAGGATTTTTATCAATACAATTTGGGTCTGGTAACCTAAAAATAGGAGACTTTTCTAAGTTTCAAATTATTCTACAAAGAATTTTAGGTTTATGTTTTGACTCAACAAAAGAAATTGATGTTGCCGGAACATCAAAGACATCAGAGTTAGATGAGGTTGATGAATCTTTTTTTGAATTTACAAGTGTTGATTTGTTTGAAATTGAGGAAAGAATAAACAATATATATCAAAGTGTTATTGTTTTTGAGGATTGTGATAATATCAATATACCAGTTGATCCTGTTTTAATAACAGACGCTATTAATAATTTAATATTTGTATCAGGACAAACGATTGATAATGCAATAAATAACGCATCATCTGCGGTTGTTAATCCATCAAACGACAATGGTTTTGGATTACAAATTAGTTTTGATTTAAGTCTATTAAAAAATATCCCTAAGGCTATATTATTTGCATTATTTTCACCAAAAGTATTATTACCAATAATGGTTATGTTAAAATCTTTGGGGTCATCTATAGGTGACTTAGTAAAGTCTCTAATGGACTTCGCTAAAAAGTTTTTTAGATTAGTGAGTCAAATCATGTCACAAATAGGGGCAATTTTTGTTCAAGAACTCTTTAAACTTATCAAACAAGACATACAAAATTTAATCCAAGCGATTATTTTAGATGTAACAAAAGAAACCGCACAAACAAGACTTAGGATTATTTTAAGATTAATAGAGATTATATTAACTGTTGCTAGATTAATAAAAGATTGGCGTGAGTGTAAAGGTGTTGTTGATGAAATTTTACAATTATTAAAAATTGCGATAAGTGGATTTGGTGATACTGTACCTAAACCATTATTGGTTGCAACTAAATTACTTAGTGGATATTCTGCGTCAAGAGCATTTGTAAATTCTATTGAGGAGTATCAAAAAATAGGTTTACCTACGGGACCTATGCCAGATGGTAGTCCTAATTTGGGATTGGCTTCCTTATTTTCACAACTAAAGGCAAACAAAAAAGAAGAAGATGAAAATAGTAAAGTTGAGGGTATAACTGGATTTGGAACTTGGCTTCCTGGTGGTATAGTTTTACCTATGAACTTAAATGGAAAAAAAATATAATATGGATATTAAAGAGGTTGAAAAAATTGCTGAGATAGTAAAAGACTATAAAAACAAATCAAATAAAGACTTAATTAAAAGTCTTGATTTTTTAAATAGTGAGTTTAATCAAACAAAAGAAAAACTAATAATGTTATCAAAATATTTAGATAAAGTGGAAAACACTTATAATATAATTTTAAAAGAACACAATAGTAGAAATGGCGGGTAATGAAAATCAAATAATATTTCCTGGTGTTGTTATAGATAATAAAGACCCAATGGTTTTAGGTAGACTTAGAGTTAGACCTGAAGTAAAAGACTATGAAGGAGTTATAAGCACAATACAAAATTGGAATGAAGAGGTTGATCCGTGGACACAAAGAGACCCATTCGTTTTTTTACCATTACTCCCTTTTTATATCAATCAAATTCCTGAAAAAAATGAACTTGTAAATATAATTTATCAAGATAAAACTTTTGATAACTTAAATCAATATTATATTCAAGGACCATTTTCTTCGCCCCAATCAACAAATTATGAATTTTTTGAGTCTGCAAAAAAATTTACTGCTGCCGGTTCTAAAATAAAACAATCTTTGTCATTAAAAAATCAAAAAGGTGAATATAGAAATGTTAAAAGTTTTGGAGTATTTCCCGAACCAGGGGATAATTCTATTTTAGGTAGAGGTACTGCGGATATTATAGTAAAAAAAGAAGAGGTTTTATTAAGAGCGGGTAAAACAAATAGTGTTTTTGATGTTAACAAATTCCCAATTGAAAATGACAATAGGGCCTTTTTACACTTAACTAACTATAATACAAAATCAGAAAACGGTGAAGAAAGGGAAGAACAAACTATTTTTGTTGAGAGTAAACCAATTAGAAAGGTAATAGATTGGGATATTATTAATCCTGATAATACAATGGATGCCTTTACAGGGACAATTTATCTCTATAACGTACCGTATAATCTTTCGCCAGCAACAAATGTGTCTTTAGAATCTAAAGACTTTAGCGTTGTTAGTAATGTATCACAAATAGTTGGTGCCCCTGAATATTATATACAATTTATAGGTAAGACATTGAATGAGACTTATACTCTAATTAATGAATTTATAAAAGGAGTAAATGATGGTGTAATTAATATAAGTGGTTATACAATACATAATGTTTATGATCAATTTCCATTTTATTTTAGACCAACTTTAAATACTTATGACAAATTAATTAATCTTACAGGTGCGACCCCTGTTGAGATTGATAATGTTTCAAAAATAAGTAATAAAGTTAAATTAAATGCAAATGACACACAAACTGGATATAATTTAGTTTGGGATTATAATAAAACAACAAAACCAATAAAAATTAATACTAGTACATATATTCCTATATTATATTCCACATCACCAATAACATATTCTACTATGGGGGCTGAAAAGGTTTTTATACTTTCACATGGTACTGAAATTCCATCTAAAGGTAAAATTGATTTAACGTCAACTTTATATGGTATAAAAGAAGATAAATATACAAAAGAAATAATACCAAAAACAGACCCAATGGTAAGAGGAGATGAGTTAATGAAACTAATTAATCTTATTGTTAAATTTTTAATCTCTCACGTTCATCCGTTTCATGGGTTGTCTCCAGTCCCTGTTGGGAGAGACGGGACAAGGACTTCAGAAATACTAGAACAATTATTAAATGCTCCAAATACAATATTAAATCAAAATATTAGAATTAATTGATATTTATTATAAAAAAGTAAATGTCAATTAATAATTCATATTTTAGTAGGAACAATACCTTAATTTCCAATAGTTTAACAAATACAGGTAGAAACCCTGTAGTTGAGCTATTTTATGGTAATGATACTTTATTAAACCCAAAAGGATTTAGTAGATTTATTTTTGATCTTGATTTAACTCTTTTAAAAGAAAAATATAATAACGGTTTTATAAATCCTTTATGTGTAAATGTTAAACATACTTTACGCATGACAAATACGTGTTTTTTTAATAAAGATTTTTTAAATGAAAAAACATCTCAAGGAAGGTTAAGAGCCACTTCTTTTGATTTAATATTATTTAGAATTCCATATGTTGATTTAGATCCTAATAAACCACAAAAATGGGATGAAGGTGTTGGTTATGACTATGCCGACATTATGTCCTCAGTACCAAACGATAAAAATTTTTCAGATAGACCATCTAATTGGTATCAAACAACAACAATAGATTTTTGGGAAGAGCCTGGAATTTATAATAATTTAAATACAGGATTAACCCCTTATTCTGCTTTAACCATAATTGATCAACAACATTTTGAATTTGGGGATGAGGATATTGAATTTGATATGACCGAAGAGATCAACTCATTATTGAAAGGGGATTTAATTAATCCTGTTGGTTGGGGGGTTGCGTTTTTACCTCAAGTTGAAAATTTATCGGGGACTACAGGGATGTATTCTGTAGGTTTCTTTTCAAGACACACTCAGACTTTTTATGAACCATTTTTAGAAACATCTTATAATGATCTAATAGAAGATGATAGAAATAATTTTACACTAGGTAAAACTAACAAATTGTATTTATACATTTATCAAGACGGAGATTTCCAAAACTTAGACGAATTACCAAAAGTAACAATTTCAGATTCTTCTGGAGATCCCATACAAGGGTTAATTAATATTCAGTCATGTCAAAAAACAAAAGGAGTTTATGAAGTTATAATACCACCATTAATTGGGTATAAAACTCCTTGTATATTTAATGACACATGGTCAAATATTAAATTAAACGGATTTAATTTACCTGACATATATAATGACTTTACAATTTACCCAATTCAAAAATCTATACAATTAGGCACATCAACAAATTCACCATCTGTTTATGGTTTTGATTATTATGGTATTAAACAAGATGAAATGATATTAAACACTGATGTTAGAAAAGTTGGGGTTATTGTAAAACAAGCTTATACAACAAACAAACAATTACCAAATGTTGATGTTTATTATAGAGTTTATGTTAGAGAAGGAACAACAGAAGTGCAAGTTCAAGATTGGACAAAAATAAATAGAACACCAAATGAGTATTATTTCATATTTGATACAAGAGATAAAATACCAAATGAATATTATGTTGATTTAAAGGTAATTTCTTCTGGTGAAGTAAATACTTATAAGAAACAAATAAAATTTCAAATAGTGAATAAAAAGTAAAAAAAATAAAAATATGGCAAATTATTTAATAACAAATTGTGGTGGTGGAACACGAATCGTTGACTCAGGTGTTGATACATTGGTATTAGGTAGTATCTATTATCTTAGTTTAATAATAGGTGAAGATATTGAATCTGGTTGTTATACTATTGATTCTGTAACTTTAGACCCACCTGATGGTACTATAAACGTTATAGTAGATAGTTATGAAAATTGTTTAGAATGTTTACAGAGTGACGCATTTGCTTTTTTAGCTTCAGCGTGTAATGGAGTTGACGAAGACATTTTAATAAATCCAAATCAATTTACTGAATGGCCAATTGGTAATTTCTACACAATATGTAATGACGTAGAATGTGATTGCTTTGAAGTTTATGGGTATATTGAAGCTATAACTTCTAGTGTTTACACAATTTCTGTACCATATTCCGACTGTAGTTGTGGAATTTCACCGAGAAGTGCAAACACAGAAGTTGATATGTGTTTAGAAATATGTACTCCTGAAGGTAATACCGTTGTAAGCGTAAATCCACCTCATCCAGAATGGACAGACGGCTATGGTACCCAAGTAACACAATTAAATATGATTACTTTAGGTGGTCAAAACGGATTAAATAATTAATTATGAATAGAATCACTTCAAGAGAAATAAATTCATTAGTAAGAAAGATTGTTAATGAATCACAAAGAGAAAACAAAAGATATATGTTTTTCTCAAATTTACAACAGATGAGAAGACAATGTGATCTTCTTTTAGATTTAGATGAATCTATGGTTGAGGGCATTTTAGAGAATGGTCATGATTGGGCTCAAGATCATATCGCCGAAGCAAAAAACAATATGGATCAGGTATTTGATTTTATTATGAATGAATCAAAAAAAGAGGGTATGGAAATGTCTATGTCTGTTGATGATAAAGATATGATGATGGAGGGTAGAAAAAAATCAGGAACAAAACTATGTGCAAGGGGAAAGGCGGCGGCAAAGGCTAAATATGACGTTTACCCAAGCGCATATGCCAATGGTTATGCGGTACAAGTTTGTAAAGGTAAACAACCTGGTTTAGACGGTAAAAAACGTTGTTCTGGAGTTTATTGTTAAAATATTATATTTGTTTGTTTTTATTTTTTATTTTACATATCTTTGTAAAAAAAAGTAAATAATGAAAAAAAGAATTATAAGATTTTTCCGTAGACTTAAATTAAAATTTTATTTGTGGGGTAGAAAAAAAAATAATGAAATTATACCAACCCATGAAGATACTCCAGTGTCTTACGAAAAAACATGTTTTCAAATATGTTTAAAAGTAATTAAACATCCCGACACTAAATTTATGATTGCTCCAATGTCTAATAAACGTTACATTGAAAATAAAAAAATGGATGTTTTTATTACTATGTACGACAAAAGAGTCGATTTAACAAATCATGTTTATCACTATAATGTTTATTTAACTAATAGGGATTGGGAAAGGATCACTTATATTTTTGATAATGAAACGGAAAAAAGACGTTTAAATTACGAAAACAATATCAATTCTCAAATTAAAAATTCATTACATAATGTTTTAGAAAGAATTTCTAATCTCGAAAATAATTCTATTGACTAAATTATCAATAGATTCTTTTTTAGGTTTGTAAGATGTCATTATAGGTTTTTGTCCTTTACCTGTTTGAGTATCTCTTTTTTCCGCTCTTCTTTTTTGTTGACATGCGGATCTTTTTTGTGAGTCTGACATTTTACCTGCAACACCAGCCGCTCTACATTTAGGATATGAGCCTTTATTTGTGTCAGGCCTACCACAAGGAGGGTGTTTACCATTTACCTTTCTACATATATCAACCCAAGGTCCTTTGGGTTGTGATGATCCTTTTGGTTTTTTCTTTTTACCAAACCAAACCGCCAAATCCTCACTTATTGTATGTGTATCATATGTTTCTACATTATAAGACCCATCAGGATTTTTTTCATGAACACCCACAATTTTTTTTATATTATTCTTCATTGTTTTTTGTTTCTTTTTGTGATTAAATTCTGTATCAACAAATTCAGTAAAAGGAGCCAGTTTACTGTCTTTCCATTTCATTAGGCCAAGTTCTAGTGGACCGTTATATAAACCTGCGGTAATTGTTGTATCCGCTTCTTTAATTGGTACAATTTTTTTATTTCTACCCGGTGTTGGGTTAATTAAATTACCATCATCATCACTAAACGTCGATAACGGGTTATTCCTCAAATAGTTGGTAGACTTTTTTGCTTTGGATTCTAATTTTTTAATTTGTTTTTTAGGGGTTCCCATATTATTATCGTAACTATCGTACTCTAAAAACGGACTATCATATTTTGAAACTTCAATAGTAAATGGGGCTAATTTATCTTTTTCAAACCTACGTATACCTTGTTGTAAGGGACCAATATAACTACCTCTACTTCCACTAGTTGAGGTTACTTCATTTATTATTTTATTTACTATGTTTTTAATATTCATTATTATATAAATATAACATACAAGTATTATGGAACAACAAAATGAATTATTCGGAAATCTTTTTGGTAGTATTAATATACTTTCAGAAGAACATTTAGAAGTGATCTTAACCACCATGGATAGAGAACATGCAATATACTATTTAGTTGAGTCTGTAAAAGCCGCTCATAATAGAGGGTCGTTTTCTATTGGTGAAAGTGAAGTAATATCAAAATCAATTAGAATTTTATCTAGACAAGATTCAGTAGAGTAATAGTTATTATCTAATAATTTTTTTCATAGTCCCGTCTTCATATACCTCAAATATAAATCCTTTTGTATCTGAATTAACTTCTTGCCCTATAAGGTTGATGTATTTAACAACTTTTTTAAATGATTTTGTATTATCTAAACCAATAGGTCCGTACATCTTATATTGACCATCATAGTCAACCTGTTTTAATCTATAGTAATGTATTACCAAATCATCAAAAGAATCTAAATAACTATAATTAATAACAACCGTACTATTACCTGAAGCCAATTTATTACCAACAACCTTCCATATCTCACCATCAATACTTCTCTCTATATCAAAGTAATCTGAGTTGTGTTCTGATGCGGTTGACCACTTAAGCGAGTTAAACGAAGGATATGGTGAACCCTCAAAGTATAATAACTCAACAGGAAGTCCTGTTGGTGGTGTTATTGTTAGTTTATAATCCTCAGCTTCACCGTAAAGTTGTGTACCACACGATAGTGGTGCAGGATCGCTAGCTTCAACTGATACTATTCTCATTCGAGTTTCTCCTAAAGTTGCTCCGCTTGGTACAGTTATATTTAAAGGGGATAGTGATGTAATCCCATTAGTAGTGTTTAATGCACTACCCAAAGAATACTCTTCTCCTACTTCAAATACGTAATTTTGGTTCCAATCTATCCAAACTTTTGTATTTACTGTCCAATTACCATCTGTGTTTACTTTAACATTTAATTGATAAATCCCACCCTGTTCTACGTTAGTTGATTGTGTGGTAAAATCACTATATGCAGGATTACCAATACTTGTATTTGATATTGTACCAAACGTTACGGAAGTAATACCTGTAGGGTCATTATTGGTTATGTTATATGTACAATATGATAATGTTATTTGAATAGGTGTTGATATCCCACTATTTCCTGAACAAGTAACGGTAGATCTAAACCAAGTAGGTGATGTAATTGGTGGTGACGTTTGTGTTGCCGACGAGGTACCAAAAGTTGTCCATGTTGAATTATCTGGACTACTCTCCCACACATAAGTTACTCCTGTACCAGTTGTAGTGTTTTGTAGTGAGAGATTTACGGTTCCGTTTGGTGGTGATGTTAATGAAGAAGAAAGTGTGTTTCCTGGGTTTGGTGTTCCTGAACAAACGGGAATAACGGGCGGTGTCCAAGTATAAGTTAATCCTGAAGTTGGTTTTACAGTATTTGAAAGTGTTACAGTTGAACTGTTTAATGTTCCTGCGGTGGTTGATGACCAATTTGTTGTGGTTGTTCTATTATTAAAATCCGTATTTAACGATCCTCTTAACCCAATTTGAAACGTTGTTGCAGTTGTACTTGTTGGTCCTTGTATATTATATACGATATTAATTGTGTTAGTAGTTTCATTTAATCTTATCTGAAAATTATATAATTCACCAAACGCACCTGAAGTTGTATATCTTTGCCATCCTGTCCATTGAACCACTAATGTCCTATTAGGTGATGTACCTATTGTTTGAAATCTAATACCAAATCCTGACCTTGAAAATCTTAAATGTCTATTACTCCCTGTTCCTGTAGCATTTGATGAAATTGTTATAGTCGTTGCGGTTTTAGAAATAACGGTTGGGATTACAGCGGTTGGGATGCCGTTTCCTTGTACCTTATCACCAACTGATATTAAGTTAATATCACCACCTGTAATCGTAATAATAGGTGACCCGCTAGTTACTGTCATAATTAACGAACCACGACCAATTAAATCGGTTCCCATTGCGGATATTACATTATTTGACGTACCTGTTGATAGTGGTAAATAACTGTTAGTTGGTAAACCCCCTAATGTTATAAAACCATTGGTGTTTACCGCAAATTGGGTATATGTTGTGCCATTATAAATAAAGTTAAAACCAATTGATTCTAAGGCGGATGAACTTACATCGTCAAAAAAACCGGTAGTTCCGTTAAAACTACTATTTGTCCAATTTGTAAAGTTATCGTAGTTACTACCCCCAACTATTGGTGTATAAGTTCCGGTTGATGTTCCAAACGTATAAGAACTTACTTGTGACCTAACAAAAAAACTTGTTAGTATAAGAAAAAAAATAAGTAGAGAATTTTTCATAGGTGATCATTTTTTAATAAATACTTATGAAATAATTTATTATCAACGTTTAAATTAAAAGTTTGAGCATAATGGTGATATGAATTATCATATAACAAAAAAAGGAGATAATTTCTTATCTCCTTTCTCTTATTCAGTTTAATTGATTATCTCAATTCTCTTAAGTCGAATGTTCTAACTCCATCAACTGTGATTCTTGCGTAGAATCTGTTATTAACCATTTTCTTAGCGTATCTTGTCATAATACCTTTGATTGGTGTGAAGTTGAATGGGTTGTACATTGTAGGTGTTAATTGTAGAGGTACGTACGGTGCGTAGATGTAACCTGTGTCTAACAATGATGTTCCTTTGTGTCCGATCAAAATTTGATTTGGTGGGAAGTAAGGATCACGGTAAACTTGGTAACGTCCTGACAAAGTACCAACTCTTTCAATACCCATGTTATACTGATCTTGTTCAGGAGATGCGTTAGATACGTGGAAGTACTCTAAGTCATCAAAGATAGCAGATACTTCAGAAGAAACAACGATCCAGTTAGCTCCACCTCTTAAAGTTGATTTGTGAATTTGAGCAGACAATTGGTTAATTGCTGTAATCAAAGTCTGATTCCAATCTTTTTGAGTGTAAGAAGTTGTTAACTGTAGTCTTCTCCATCCGTTATAATCCCATCTTAGGTTCCAAGCCGCTCCTTTTCTAAGGTCTCTCAAGATTTCTCTATCGATTTCAGCCGCCACTTGTTCAGACAATAAAGCCGTTAATTCAGCTTCAGCGTCGATATTGTGGAATGCCGCAACGTCTTGTGCTAATTCAGGTGACCATTGTGCTCTTAGTTTTCTTTCTGTAACAGATACAGTAACTGACTCAAGGTCAAAAGAAACTTCACCAATTTGATCTTCGAATTCTAAGTTTTTATATCTTCTATATACCGCTTGGAATGGTGCAGTTGCCAAAGATTGACTACTATTATCACCAATTCCTTCTATTGTAGTACCTGTATAACCATCTAAAGTAGTTGCTCCACAATCAGCACATGCTGGACAAGAAAGATCTACTTCTAAGAAGATACAACCATCTTGTGAACAAATATCATTGTAAGAACCTCCATTACCTGTTGAAGACCAAATAGTTGGTGTTGTAGTTGAGGTAGGTTGTACAATTCCTTTTCCATAAATTTGAGTAACAACTCTAAACAATAATGGAGCGGATAAAGTAGATTGAGGAGTAATAGGATCCAAATTAGGACATTGAGTTCCTGCTGATAATTGATCTAAGTTAGCAACTATTTTAAGATCTGAAAGGAAAGTTTCAGTATCAATTTCATTACCATCAGGACCAATTAATTTTCCAACACCTGCATTATTAAATCCACAAAGTTTGATAATCATTTTTCTTGTATTTTCTCCATCAAACTCTTGATCTGCCGGTACTAAATCAGAACCAGACCATACCATAGCAATGGCAGGTTGAGTAACTGCAGTCCATTGTCCTTTTGAATAATCGAATAACCCTGGAGGATCTAAAGACGCCTCAGAACCTTCGTAAAATAAATCATAAAGATTTTTTGTGTAAGGTGCGTTACCATTACCATTAGGGAATGTAACAGTACCTGGATAACCTTGACCAACATTATTTGTATCATCAGCAAGTGCTTGAGGAGAACCAATTGGTGAGTAATGTACTCCACCGTCTGGTGCTGAAGGTGTTGCGTCAGGATTATATCCTTGGATACGAGGTACGAAGTAGAACAATTTACCAATAGGTAAGTTCATTGCTTGTACAGAAACGATATCGTTCGCTAACAATTTAGAGAAAACTCTTCTTACGATAGGGAAAACAACTGTTTCGAATGCTCCGTTAGAAGTTTCAGAAGTTGCTTCGTTAATTAAGAAAGAAGCTTGGTTTTCATATAACTGTGCTACGTTTTCTTTTAGGTGGCCTCTAAGACCTTCAAGGAACCCTAATCTGTCCCATTTGTTAATTGTATCTTCTTTGATAACTTTAAGGTGCTTAAGACCAATGTTACCAACAAGACCTGATTCTAATAATGCTCCCATTTTTATTTGTTTTTTTTAGCTTTATTTTTTATTTATGTATATTATAAATATACGTTTATTTTAAAAAGTTTATTTTAATTTACCCATTAAGTCTTTCATTCTTAAAAATTGAGGGTTTTCGTATGTTTTAGATTCAATTAAATTAACCGCTGACCCTGTAGAGGGTGCTTTCATAACAGTTCTGTTAATAGATTCATTTATACTTTTATCAGACAATGTATTATTTGATAGTTCATTTTTAAGTATTTGATAAAGACTTTTGGATTCTTTTAAAGATTCAACGTTATCGAATCTTCTCAAAATATTAATTTTTTCTTGTTTTGTTGTTGAGTGTTCGGTAAACAATCTTGTTGCGTATGCCAAATTAGAATTAAAAACAGCCACTTCATTTAATTTTGTTCTAAACAAATCTAAAGCTTTTCTATATTCATCGTTCTTTTCTCTTAGAATCTCAACTTCTTCTTTTAAATGTCTTGGTGCTGCAACTGGTTTATTTAAACCTTTTCTACCAAATCTTCTCCCAGCCCCTAAAGTTCTTGAAGCTTCTTTAGTTTCAGATTTTTTACCTCCTTTTATTTTGTTTATAATTTTCATAACAATTTCTGAATTAGGATCTTCATTATCGAAATCAAATTTAGCTTTACCTGATTTTCCATAACGTTTAGAACCTTCTTTCATTTTTGTATTAAATCCACCTTCTTGGTTTGGTTTTTTACTATATTTGAATTTAGACGCACTACCTGTTTTTTGTTTAGATTCATTAACTTTGAATTTATCTGTTTCGTCACTCATACTTGACCAAGAGTCTTCACCAAGTTCATCTTCATAACTCATATCTTCATAAGTCATCATGTCTTCACCAAGTTCATCTTCATAACTCATATCTTCATAAGTCATCATGTCTTCACCAAGTTCATCATCGTACAATCCGTCCATGCCTTCATAAGTCATCATGTCTTCACCAAGTTCATCTTCATAACTCATATCTTCATAAGTCATCATGTCTTCACCAAGTTCATCTTCATAACTCATATCTTCATAAGTCATCATGTCTTCACCTAAACCAATGTCACCACCCATAGAGTCATCTCCGACCTCAAGTTCATATAAAGTTTCTTCACTATCAAACTCATTTAAATAATCTTCTTCAGATTCATTAAGTTTTATAATGTATTCTGTGTCATTTTCCATATCCTTTAAGTCATAGTAATCTCCAATTTTCTCAATTGAAACTTTATCGTTTTTACCCATTTTTGAAAAGACGATAGCAACATCTTCGTCACTTGCTCCTCTCATGTCAATGGTTTCTTCGTCGTCAGCCCCTACCATACCAACATCCGCCATTTCGTCGTCTTCTACGTCATCCATTTCGTCGTCTTCTACGTCATCCATTTCGTCGTCTTCTACGTCATCCATTTCGTCGTCTTCTACGTCAAAAGTTTCTTCATCATCAACCTCAACGTCTTCTTCTCCCTCAGGCGATGCAATAACCGCCTCTTCTTCATCATCAACCTCAACCTCATCTTGTTCTTTCAGAGATTCTTTTACTAAAGAATTGATTTCTTGCCTCATTGTCGATGCAAGTATTCCTTTTGCATTTTCTTTAAGAGCGTCCTCCAAATTTTTCATTTGAATAACTGCCTCTTCTACTACTGTTTTTCTACTCATTTATAGTTTGTTTTATCAAATAAATATAATGACTTTAGAAAAAAATCATTTTTTTTAATAATGAGAATAAAAAAAGGGGAAAAGTTTAAAACTAATCCCCTTTTGAAAATTTTAAAAACCTAAAAGTTATTCTATCACCTCATCTATTTTACTTTCGGTAATTGAAGTAATCCTCCAATCCATGGTGTAATTTTCATAAACTTTAGTTACTTTAGCTTCTACATCAGTTGGTGTATAACCCAATACTAACTTTTCTTCTTTTACTTTTTTAACTTTACCTGATTCTGAATCTAATAAATCAGATGTAATTTTTGCGACAAAATATTTTTCTCCTTGTTCCATAATTTTATTTATTTCAAATAATCGGACAATCTTTTCATTAAGTCAAGAGATTTATTTCCAGTTTCTCCAATATTTCTTTCTACTGCCATTTTTTTATCTTCTTCTAAATTTTCATCAAATTTTATTCTATCATTTTTATCTAAAAATAGATAAGCCCCTGGAGTTGATGGTGATGATACTAAATCAAAACAAATAAGTTCAAAATCATCCTGTACTTCGTTTTGTTCCCCAACCTTTTTTAATGAACCAACTCCCCTAGAAGATATACCTAAAGTAACACCTTGTCTTAAGTAGTTAGCCGCCATATCCCCTTTTGTTGATACAATCCCTCTTTCGTGAAATCCAGGACTTGTAAGTAATTTTAATTTTCCTAAAAGTACAGGACCGTCCCACCATACCTCAGTTATTATATGAGACACTCTATCAAGATCTATAAGTGAAGATTCAGGGTGATTAAGTTCTGACAGAGAAGTTCCTTTCTCAATCAATTTTTTATAATTTTCGGCCTCTCTTTTTAATACTTTTTCTGGATATATTCTACCATTTCTATTTGGTGTATTATATTTTTGTAAAACAGCGTAAAATTCAAATGGTTTTGAGTGGTCTAAAAATGTTTTAGATTCCATTATGTAGTGATTACTTTCTGTTTTTGGGTTGATATACCCAGCGTCGTATTCAATAAGGATTCCTTTACCGGTTTCGTTTGGTCCTAAAATTTTCATGTTTAAATTTTATTATAAATATTAAACTTTTTCGGTTTTTACCTTTATTTGTTTAGAATTTCCATTTTTAGTTAAATAACATTTAAAATATTCATTTTTATTTAGAACATCATCATATATGTTTTTAATTAAAGATTTTAGTGATTTTTTTAATTTTGGCGACTTAAAGTCAATTTCTTCTACCAAATAAAAATTTATTTCTAAATTCATAAATGATTTCTTTTTTAGTTGTAATCCGCTTGTCCTTAAATCAAGATCAACAATAAATTTTTCATCTAACAAATTCCTATCTACATTATGGTAAATAGTGTGTTTTATTGATCTATTCATGTTTAAAACAACCCTCGTCCAATTTTCCGAGTCTTTTTTTGGTTCTACCCAAGTTTGTAAGTTTAAATAAAGTGATTTAAATTCTTTTGAGTCTACAGTCCCATATGTAATTTTTGATGTTCTGAATCCATTGATTTTTGTTGTTTTTCCTTTTTTCATATTTTTTTTTCATGTCGAAATAGTTTATTTTAAATAAATTTACTTAATTTTGGAGTATATATCAATATAAATAAATTTATAATCAACATATGTTAATAGTCAAAGTAAAGAAAGGTGATATTGAGAGATCTTTAAAAGAGTTAAAAAGTAAGGTAATTAAAACAAGACAAAATAGTTTATTAAATGATCTAAAAGAATATAAAAAAAAATCTGTCATTAAAAGACAGATTTTAAATAAAGCAAAATATCGACAAAAAAACTTTAATAATCTTTAAAGACTTTCATTTAAATTTTTTAGTTTAACATATGAAATTTTATTAAAAGTTTCATTTTTAACTTTTTCTATTGTCTCTAATATTGTTTTCTTTACTTCGTTATCGGACTCAGAAATTAAGATACTATCAAGTCTTTTTAATGTATTTTCTTTAATAAAGTCAAATTTAACGATAAGTTTATTTTCATCCTCTTTTATAATTGTCATTAATTCTTTTTTTTCAGATTCGCTAATATTTGATAAAAATTCATTTACCGTTTTATTTGCAACATCCACCATATCTTGTAAAGGAACATTAATTATTTTTCCTTTTTCCGATATAACCTCCACAGACTTTAAAGACTCAACAATTTTTTTTCTACTTTGTAATTTATTTTCTAACATAACAACACTATTAGAAAATAAATTATCAATCTCCTCATAGTTATTTTTAGTTTTTATGTTATTAATCCACATTTTAATTTCTTCTAAATTTTTTTTAGAAATTTTATTAAAAGTGTTTTCATAAATAATAATTGACTCATTAATAAAATCATTTGCAACGGATTCTGATAACCCTTTCTTTGAAGAAAGTTCGTCATACAAAAAATAAAGTTTACTTATATTTTTATTTTTTTTTACTAATTCGTTAAATATAAAAATATTATCTTTAAATGTATTTTTATTGTATGATTCAATTAAACACTTTTCTATTTTAGATTTTAAAATTCCAAACTTCATAATTTTTTTTATTATAAATATTAGCTATTTAGTAATTTATCTAACTCGTTTTCTATATCCCCTAAAGAATTTGAGGCTTTTGATAAATCTATATACTCATCTTCTGTTATATCGTCACTTTCTAAAAGTAAATTTAAATTATCTTTTTTAAAGTTTTCAGGGATTGGGGGTCCTCCGCCTTCAGCTCCTCCCCCTCCTGGCGGTGGTGGTGGTGCCCCTCCTGGCGGCGGTGGTGGTGCCCCTGCTCCTCCTTCGGCTGGTGCCGCTCCCGCGGTTTGGGTGCTACCTGTTTGTACTTTATACAATTTGTCCACAGTATCAAAGAAACCTGTGTGTGTTATGATGGTTGGGGTATTTGCTAATTCAGCAGCCACCGCTCTTTCTAATCTTATTTGTTGTAATTCCATTTTAATTTCTTCATCTGAGAATCCAAAAATATGTTTCTTAGCCCAAGTTGCCGATGTTGGTTGTAATGAGTTAGGTATTTCTGTAACCATATCTTTATATAACAAAACTTTTTCTTTCCAAACCTCAACCATTAATAAATCAGCTTGTTTAGATGGGTTGGTTAAACCTAATGTAAAGTTTTGTAATTCATCTTCAAATCCTAAAAGGAATAAATGTATAATTGCAATTTTATTTAATTCAGCAATAACACTTTTTTGTATTTTGTGTATTGTTCTTGCAAATCTAATATCAAGTAATGAAAGATTTTTTCCATCACCAACAGGTTCCTCAAAACCTAAATAAGCTTTAGGTATTCTTAATGCGGTTAAAAGTTTCTTTTGTATATATTCAATATCGGCAATTTCTGAAAGGTTTGCAGCACCTTGTAATGTCTCAATTGGCATTGTTTGTGTTGCATCTCTTACTGGAATAAAATAATCTTGGTCAACTGCCATCTGATTAAATCTTAAATCTACGTTACCAGTTTTAGAATCAACAATTTGATCTCTTTTAAATTTGTTTGCAACTCTTTGTACGTAAGCTTCAACATCCTTATCATCCATGTTACCAACATAAACCTTAAA